TAGGACATAACTGTGCAAATCTACGTACCTTCTTATTATGAAGATAGTACATTTGATTCCTTCCAAGTTATGAGATTAATGATTTACAAGTTCCCACACATGAGTAGTAGACTAATTAGATTAAAATTAGATTAAGATATTGGTATAATATGACCAAACATATCTGTTGTGTATTCTACTTTACTTGTGCGTGGACTGTAATAAACATCAAAATGAGTTGCCTCACTTTTAATGTTGTGCTGTGGATGATGACCACGACCTCCAGCCCAATTTCTCCACCTTACACGTACATCTTTCCTAGCACATTTATATCGTGCTGTTGCGAGTTTACGAGCGAATTCTAAATTCTCTTCAGAGAATGGAATAAAACGTGCCATACTCACATAAGGTTTAGAATCCTGAGTAGTTCCTAAAACATCAAATGGTGTTTTCATAGTTTCCTTCCTATGTCCACTACTCAAATGTGGAAACTTGTATTTAACTGTACCTAGTATGAACCACGCAGATTAAATTATCAAGTTAATTCTTACGTCTTAGTCTAAAATGTTTACGCTTCTGCATTGCATTCCAGAAACCACTCATTTGTGGTCTGATTCCCTCTGGAAGTTCTGGAAATTGAACTACTTTAAATTCTTCTATTGGTTCATCAAACTGTATAGTATTAGCTTTAAATCGTGCCATGTTGCCTCCATTATGACATGGCTCATACTAGGTACAGTCTATTGTGATACCTTCAACAGTATCAACTTCTGATTCTATTTTCTAAGAAATACTTACTTAATGATTGCTAGAGCGTCTTGTTCAGGTATCCCCCCTTGCATCGTGGCACTTTGCCTCGTTTCTAGAATACAAGATAGCCAACCATCTAGATAACTACCCTAGCAATCAACTTATTCTATTGTGTCTTCAATTATACTCGTATTAATAAACATATCAAGTTAAAAATCATTTAATTTTAGATTGAAGCTGATTCATCAAAATAACTAAACTAAATAACATTGTATTAAATAGATTATCTTATTAAAGATATTTTATACTATTTAATAATCATTGTTATTCTGTCTACCATTAGATCATGTCTAATCACATACCTCAAGTTTTTTCTTTCAAATAGTGAAAATAAATGAATAGACCTTGCAGCAGCTTGATCTAGCTAGAAAAAAATCACAGATACAAGAGAAACAGACGCTAATACTACAATTAGCTTGCACCTGCCGCTTACCTCTGATACCCTTCATACCTATTCCCCCACCAGCAAAAAAATAGTGGAATTGACTTGCTACTTTTTTGAAAATGTGTTAAGAATTTGCCTCTTTTAAAAATAAGGAAGGGGGGAAACCCGTAGTCTCACGTATAATATACCCTTTCACATTTTTTTACTAAATATCCATCCAGACATTACTTGTCTCTTTATATTCTTGACTCATAACACCTTGTACAAATCTTTCAAGCTCCTCATCCTGTAACCTATCTTTACGAACTATCACTTCCATATCAGCATCAGTAGCCATCTGCTCGACCCAGTATCCTACTGCCATTTGAAGAGCATCCAATCTATCGTCATGGATCAACGCACCTTTATCTTTAGTGATTCGGGTCATCTGGTGAAAGAGCATGTACTTAGCCTGACTTTCACTTGGATAATTTTGAACAGTCTGTATATCTTTTTCAATCACTTGTGGATCTACAACAAGTCGATGTTGATTCATAACAGGTTCAAGAGTATCTATGATCCTTTTTTCTTTTTGAATATTAGATCTAACTTCTTCCATACTCACATCGTATACTTTCCGTAGTATTGGCTTCCACAGTTCCATGAACATCCCATCACCAAAGTTAGACTCTATTAATACCAAATTAACTTTGTTTCTTCTTGCAATGACTGATAGTGTCTGTAGATTATCTTGTTTATATCCTCCTTGTAGTCCTCCACATTCTGTCACATAGAGAATACCATTCAGCATCTTCACTACCGCATACCCAGTTTCATCTTTACCTCTTCCACTTGGGTCAACAGATAGTACACTACCTGTATATTCTAACCATTCTCCTATCTTTGTCTGTGGAGAATAGTAACCATCACCAGGAAGACCTACATTTGGAAGTTCAGTAAGTTTATTTTCAGGATCTCTTGACCACACAGGTTTCTCAGGTGCTTTATCTCCATCCAGAGACATTACAATCAAGTCATTCAATTTTAAAGGATACTTATCAGCATCACTAAGTGAAGTATCTAGTTGAAACTGTAAGTTGAATCCAGATCTACCATATGATAACTCTCTTTCTGTTAAGTCCTCATCATCAAATCGTAATGGATCAGTAGGATCACCTATTTTATTTGATTTCATAATGAATGGAGCTAACTTATCACCATATCTCACCTTTTGTTCATCCGTAGGGAACCTAGAAGGCCATATTCTTACTGAGTAACCTCTCTCTGGAAGAGTTTCATACAGAGACATCTCAGTTTGAGGAGTACCAAGATAGATAATTGACCCTTCAGGTTTAAGAATAGCATCAAATTCTTTAACTGCTTCCGATAACTTATCTCTCATTGATTGAGTCATAGAGTTATTAGGAACCTCCACATCGTCTGCCACGATAAGATCTGCTCTACTACCTGCCAACTGACCAGTTATACCTACACTTTTCACTGACGGGGAATGTGAAGCTAATGCTGGCCCTACATCGAATGCTACCTTAGACTGTCTTTGACCTTCCCTTGATCTCAGATGTTGAAGAATAGGTATTTCGTGTATAAGTCGTTGTGTAAAGGTGGAGAAGTCATCAGATCTAACTTTTGATGCTGATACCACTAGAACTTTTAATTCTGGATCAAGAAGAAGTGTATGACAGACGAATGCAGAAGTGATATAACTCTTACCTACTCCACGGAATGCCTCAATGACTCCACGTTTAGGTTTATTTTGTAGAAATGTAGCAATATCGTATTGAACTGGGGTAGGATCAGGTAAATGTAAGTGTTTCCAACAGATAAATAAGAAGTTTCTGAAATCTTTTAGTTTATTATCCATTAATCAAAGTATATATTTTAAATAATCTTTAGTTATCCATTTTATCCAATCAAACTGACCGGATGATGAAGATGCACCTCTGTTTACCCTCTTTGGTTTAGCTAAAGGAGAGATAATAATTGATTCTTTCACACATGTTGGACAATATGTTTCCATTGTCTCAGAACTAAAGATCAGTCTACAACCTTCTACTCGTTTACAGACTTTTACATCGGTAACCTTAGTAGCATATATAGTAATAGGTAGTATAAGTATTGAGATAATAATAAATATTGATTTCACGTTTACCTTTTATATATGTTTAACCCTCCCCATAACTATAAGGGGAGTTAATTAGACATGTATAATAAAATCAATACTTTAACTATTTAGGCTACTTTAGTAGATTTAGTAGGTGAATACTGTGTATTTAGGTTCTCCGAATCATCATATGTACCTCTGTTTCTTACTCCTTTAATTTGTTTTGGACCATAAATAATTACTTCATGATAGGCTTCAGGATTGAATTCCTGTTCAGGTATTCCACTTTCTTTAGCTTTAGTACTATCTGCATGATATTGAATTAAAGATGCTGAGTAACCACCCTCTCTTGCTATTTCTGTGAAATCACCTGACTGTATGAAAGATGATAACTCTTCCATATTCAATTCACCTCTACGTGTAGGATGTCTATTTTGCCATCTCCATGTTTCTTCTGGAAAGTAAGGTTTTTGACCTGGTAGTAGTTGTGTGGGATCTCTTGATTCAAGGCCAAAGTTCCCACCTTCTCCAACGACAGTTTGTTGAGTTATCAGATCTCTAGCATTCATTTGTATATCAATTACTTTACGATGAAAAGAAGTTACTAATTCATCTGCTTCTTTTTTTGGAAGATTCTTTGTCTCTCTCAGTATTATTCTTTGAGTAGCGGCTATTATATTTTCATAATCTTTAGGATCTCTGATCCATCCCAACTCCCATCCATACACAGCTATATGTAATGGTGATTCAGGTGCTAAGTATACCTCTACTATTTCAGGTTCATATAAACCACCATTAGCATCTCTAATTGATTGTATCTCAGTAGGCCTGATCTCATTCCATTGTTCGTCTTTACTATTTTTGTATATTACTGCATCATTAGGATCAGAGGAAAAACTACTACCACTTCCATAATATCCTTTATCTCTAGATTCATATGGTTTTCCAGCATTATTTGGTTGCCAATCAGAGAATTGTCTTTTACCATCTATTTTAATAAAGGTGGGAGATCCATGATAAAACCTCTGTGCTTGAGGCATGATCTCACCATTTGCAAATTTCTCAGGTCTATTTCTGTGAGTAATTAGATTACCTCTTCCCCAACGTACTCTTTCAATGGCATCATTATATGGCTTTTCAAATATCAAAGAATTTAATTCTTCCCACTCATCTACGGCCTTACTAGCAACAGCAGTAGCAACAGTAGCAGTTCTTGCTTTCTTTACTGTGGACTT